TGATAACTCATGAATAATTCTCTTAATGTTTTAATTGGAATATTTTTCATATCTTATTTTTTAAAAGTTGGCATTAACCACATTCCATCTTTGAAGATTAATTCTAAAAATCCTGGAATAATCTCATCAACATCCATTAAGAGTCTAAAACTTCTAGTGGTATTAAATCTCATCATCTTGTCGATTTCCTCTCTAATTCTTTGACTACTTACTGTTTGTTCAAGTTTCTTTAAGATGTTTGGTTGTTTCATTGCTTCCCAAATATCATCACTCATTACAAAATCCTTCGTGATCGTAAATCTTAAGGCTCTTAAGATTCTTAATGGGTCGTCCATCATCGTAACCATCGCATCCATTGGAGTTCTTAAAATACCAACCTTTAAATCCTCAATACCACCAAAAAGGTCAATAAGGTTTCCATCAATATCTTCTGCTAAAGCATTGACTGTGAAATCTCGACGAAGTAAATCGTCTTCAAGAGTTCCAAGTTCTAAGATTGGTCTACGAGTTCCTTCAGTGTAACCAACTTCTTTTCTTGCCATTACAAAATCTGCAACAAGTCCAGTAAATTGGTGATCTTTTGGAAACTTAGCTCTAATCGTAAAACAATCTGGAGTACTTAAGAAGATTTCAAATCCTCTTTCAGTCATCCAATCTGTCATGATTTTAAAACCATCTTCTACTGTTCCACTTAAATCGTCCAAGACGAATGTGAAATCTATGTCCTTTGAGTCGACTCCGAGAAACTTATCTCTAATGCAACCTCCTACTTTAAATATCTGTGGCATAATTTGTTTGTTTTTAATTATAGAGCTAATATACGAATAATAATTGACAAAAAAAAATCCTGGCTAAAAAAGTTATTAACAATTTTTACCAGGATTCTAATCTAATACGGGATAGTTGTTCGTGATTTTCTTCTCGGCAGAATAACCCTCTTTATAGTCTTCGGCTTTGCTTTCGCGAGAGTCTACTGTTATTCGACTACATCCTAATTGCACCTATTGGGGTGGTATGACTTGTGATCCATTTTCTAGTGTTAACCTTCACCTTGTCTAGCGCTTCACTGTTTAAAGTAGCGAACCAGTTTAAACTCCACGTTTTTATCTAGACTCTATCATAGCTGTGTTTGTACTTTTTGCTGTACCTATCCACCTGGTTCCTTGTTTTCCGTTGTTTAAAATTGAGGTTTGTATATGTTGCTGTAAGGAACCCAATTTCTTTATATATCTAAACAATTGGAGCGTATCTCTCGCTCAAGATTGTTTTATCCATTATTTGTTGTGGTGACTCAATATCACCTCCAAGTAAACTTGTCATAATTGCTGGTGAGAAACCTGAAACTAATGCAGTTCCTGCTTTGTCAAATGCTACTGGTACACCACCATTTCTGGATTGAATATTCCAATAAACTATTTGAGGCATTGTGTAACCTGCTACATCGTACATGTTCTCAATCATTTGTTGAGCTGTAGGATTCCAAGCATCTTTTCTATTACTTCCATAACCTCTAGAACATGTTGCCGAATTAAATTCCATATCTGATAAGATTAAGATTTTATTTGGCATCTCGTCTTGAGATAACTTGTGCTTAGTAGCTTGATCTAAAATCAATTTAAATGTAGCTTCTAAGTTTGTACTCATTCCCCAGTCAGCTGTTGACATTTGTGCATATCTGTCAGCTAAAGATCCAGAAACTACTTGTAATTTTGGATTATCTGAGAATGTTACGAAAGCATCTTTGAAAGGACCTTCATTTCTTTCAGAAATATAAAGACCTAAAGAGATTGCAACATCCATACAAGTTACAGTTTTACTGTTTCCTGCGGCAGACGACATAGAACCTGAAACATCCACGACTGGTAAAATCATATCGTTTGCACCTTCCATGTAGTTTGGTAAAGCTTTCCATTGCTCGTTAGCAACTGTTGCATTTCCATGAGTCAATGACTTAATCACATCATATGGATACACTGCACCTGCATTGATCTTAGCTTCACCTTTCACTAAAGAAGCGATGTAAGCTGAATAACTTTCGTATGCATTTTTACCAAATGCTTTTTGGTATCGTGCACTGGCTACTGATGGCAATTTACCAAATTCAATAGAGTCCCAATCTTTAGCACACATTTTAGTTTCAACAACACTTGTCAAACCAACTAATGATTTACGATATTGTTTAGGTGACATGCCTGTGAATTTACGTAACTTCTCAGCTACTGCACCTTTACGTGGCATCCACTTAGCACATAAACCGTTTTCTGCGATGATTGCATCTGAGATTAATGTAAATGCTTCTTTCTCTAAGTAAGTTCCTGTAAGAACTAACAAGTCATCCCAACGACCGTACTCTGAAATCAAGTGTAAGTTTGGTCTTAATACCAAGTCATGATTCTCAGCTAAGTAAACCAAGATGTCTTTGAAAACTTGACGTTCACCTGCACCACCTCTAACATCACGTGCCCAAAATAACAATTTCATTGCACGTTTAGGATCTTCATTGAACGCTTTCGAAAAGGTTGCGATCAAACGTTGTTTGTCTTGGCCTCTCATTGCACCAATGTTAAAGAATAAATCTACACAAGCATTTAATGAGCTTGAGTTTGTGGCCATGCCATTTTCTGTTAAAATGTCTTCTTGTCTTAAAGCGTCTACTAATTTCATAACGTGAATGTTAAATTGCTAATTTGATTGTTATACTACTAAGTTTTTTATTGTTTCAAAAATATTAGAAAGGTTTTCCAATATTATACATTAAGGCTGCAAAGAATTTAAATCCTTTAAGACTTGTAGAGTCTGCACTACCCAAAGCACCCATTAAATCATTTTTAACGAATGATTGTACAAAACCTCCACCAGCATAACCAACTTCCCATTTGGTACACAAAATCGATGCACCGATTTGGATTACGTGTTGTGCTTCAGATTCTGACAGAGATGCTACTCCACACCATTCTGCGTTTTGGTCAAAATAGTTTGACACTAATTCTTTTACTTTTTCGATTTGTTCTAAAGTTGTCATATATTAATTGTTTTGAGTTTGTGATTTAGGGTAACGGTTACAAATATCGAATACTCTCATAATTCTTGATCCAATTTCTGTAGGCAACTGTAATGCTTCAATTTGAATATCTGAATATAAATATCCATCGAATAAACCATACATGAAATTCTCTAATCTACGAGTATTATCAAAATCGATAAGTTCTCTAATAATTTCCATGATTTCCATTCTAGTTTCAGCATTCATGCTTTCGTGTCTATTGAATCTTGTGTAAGTTGTGACTGTCATATCTGTTAGTGTTTTAATTATAAGGCTAATATACTACTAATATTTGACAACCCAAAATCTTTTTGCGTTTATTTTCTAAAAAGTTACGAACAATGCATAAAAAAAGCCCAGACTTACGACTGGGCTTCAAAAATATCTATGTTAATATTACAATTTCTTAGTATATGATATAACTTTGTTTTTATCTTTTCCTAAGTACCAATAAACGCCGTTTACTGCACCTTTTTCGCATTCTCCAGAAATGATAGCATCTGCTGCTTGCCTTCCTACTTTTGAATTTAATAAGTTCAGTGCGTCTTGTTCTTTAAACTTAAATTCTTTAATTAAATCTTTTACTGCTTGATCAAACTCTTTATGTGCTTTAGCTTCATCATATTCTTGTTCCATGCTTCCAAAGTAACCATACATCATATTGATGTCATCATTCTCGTATGCTTCGTTTACAAAACTTTCAAATGTTAAATGTACCACTGTTTTCTTTTTCTTTTTCTTATATGCTTTCTTAGCATCGCCTTTTCCTGCTGGTACATCACCAGAACCATTAACACCATTCATTGGTAAAACTACTGGTCCCATACCTGCCATTGCTGCAGTTGTTATATTTTCTTCAACATATGCTGGTAAGCCCTTATGTTTTGTACTTGCAAAATCTTTAAGTTGTTGCATAGTCATTGAATCAGCCAAGTCTTTAACTTCTCCGCTTACTTCATCTGACTTTAACTCACCCTTTTTGTAAGCGTAAGCCATTCCCATTAAGTGTTGTTGTGCTACTGATTTACTTGGCATCTTTATATCTTTTTATTACCATGCATAAGACATTGACTCGATTTGGTCAACTTTGTCTTTAACACTTTTTGCGTAATTTTCTACTTCTTTTTTGTACCATGATTCTGATGAACCATATCTAGCAAGACTGTCTGCTTCTTGTTGAACATAACCAACATATCTTTGATATTCATCTAAGATGTTTTTCATGTGGTATGCAGCATCTGACATTTTACATTCTCTTCCTTTTGAACTAGTACCTATTAAGATTTCTCCGTATTTTCCTTTTTCACCTTTTGATAAAGCATCTTTAATTTGATTGCTTATTTTTTCAATAGCTTCTGCTACAATACTATCTAATGGCATTGCTGCGGCTTTTTGAGCTAAGATTTGGTGGTATCTGTTCTGGTTTTCAGTTTTAAAATCTTTATCAGATTTAAATGCTGTTGCACCTGATCTAGCTGCTCTTCTTTCTGCTCTTTCGTTTTCAGAAGAATATTTTTGTTTAAGCAATGCAACATTAATTACAACCGCTCTGTCAGCAACTTCTGAAATTCTTTTTACATTATATAATCCTGTAGCATCCCATCCAGAATATCTTTTACCGATACCTATTGAATCACTTGGATTATTATCTACTTGCTTAAAACTTCTGTCTTTAGCATATTTAGACCATGCATTGTCATAGAATTTATTATCACCTGAAGCTACAGCTAATAAGTAACCTTCACCTGGAATATTCTTTGCAGAACTATATGCATCTGCTGGTGCATAAGGATTTTCTTTAGGTGTATCAGAGATATAAAATATAATAGTGTCCGATTGTTTATTTTTGTATGCCGTATTAGCATCCATTGTTAATAGATCTTCATCTTGTACTAAATCTAATTTAACTTTAGTAGCGTTATAGAATCCTTTAACTAGAGCTTGATCAAGTTTACCGCCATCTCTAGTGAATAAGTTTGACAACTGCATCGATGCAAATGACTCATTAACATTTGCTTCATTCAAAGCATTAACGAATCCTTTGAATGATTCATGAATAAAATTTGTTTTCATATTATTTGTTTTATTTTCTTTTATTAAGTTTTTATTCTTGTTAAGAAGTTCTTCCATATCTAATTCTGATAAAGCCATAAAGCTATTTTCTCCGTATTTCTTTGACAGTGCATCAGCTTTTTTAATATCGATGATTCTTTCAATTTGATCATAGCTTAATGTAGCAATACCAAATTCTCCAAATATCTCTTCTGCCATTACATTTGCAATTTTAAATGGAGTAGCTTTCTCATTGATCTCTTCGTTAACCGAAATTTGGCTTAAGATTCTTTTACCCATTTTAGAAAGTGAAATACCTTCTTCATTCATTGTAATATAGCTTGAATTTCTTCTCATCCATCTAGTGGAATCAGTTGTCATTTCCCTTAAAATTGTGTCGAATTCTTCTTTAGTAAGTTTACCATCTTTAATAGCTTCTAATACTTTATTTCTAATCTTAGCAGCTTTACCTACGGTTTTAGCTGGGTGATTTTGAGTATATTGCCTTTTAATGGTAATATTTCTTTCGTTAATGAATTCGTTAAATGACATTCCTGTTTCCATGTTTTATATTATATATTCTTAATAAATTGATCGAATGTTAATGTTGTGTCGTTAGACTCTGTTGTAACGCCCATAGATGCTTCTAGTTTAGCCTTTAGTTCACTGTACATATCATGTATCGGTGTTGGTGTTAGCTTCTTAAAAGTCTTCTCGTCATCAGCCAACATAGCTTCTCTAACTTGAGTAGCTGAAATGTTTTTGCCAGTTCTTGGTATTTCAAACAAACCGAAATCTGGTCTACAACCTAAATCTTCTCTATATTCTGGTTTATCAACTTGATATGAATATGTTTGTAATCTGTCTGATCCTGTTCCCCATAATACTGGTTCGTAGTTAGGTCTCATCGTGTTAAACATTAAATCGATTGCACCTCTATCAATTATAAAAACTTCTTGAATAGGATATTTTCCTTTAAGTTTTTCTAACATCTTAAGTTGAGTTTCTTCGTCGTAAGGTCTTGAGAATGCATCCTCTTTTTTCTTAGTTTTTGATTTAACTAAAAATATAACTACTGGAAATCCATTTTGTTTATAAATAGTTTCAATAACTTTAACATGTCCTAATGTAAATGGTTGGAATCTACCAACAAACATATTTACTGGCATTTTGCCCTGATCTGGATATTTAACTGAAAGTCCTTCTAAAACTGGACTGTCTGTATATTGAAGTTTTTGATTAATAAGATATGACTTGAATGTCATCACATCATTTTCATTAGTTTTAGCCATTACTAAAGTTTCTATATTATCTACAATATCGTTGATCTGAATCATCAAATCTTTGTTAATAATATCAGTCTCTTTATTTCTTCTCTTTCTAAAGCTTCCTAATGCAATCTTATATAGTTCTGCTAAAACATCATTTTGAACAAATGATAAAGTTTTTTCATTGTTAATAAAATTAGTATTCAATTCAAAACCTGGATTATCTGAGAAATCAGCTGAATCGAAATTAGCACCTACATATTTAGTTGCATTCTTTTCAACATATCCATTATATAGTTCTGAAATTAATTCAATGTATCTTAAATCTGCAGACTCTTCTGTTAATTGAATACTATTAATATCGAAATTAGTAATATATTCTACCAAATCTAAAATTGAAATTTGGTACATATCTGAAGGTGATCTGTCTTCTTGTGGTTTACGATCAAATCTTTCTAACTTAAAACTTTTAATTGTTTTACCCTCGTAAAAATTAATGATTAATCCGTCAATGTCATTATCTAATGAATAGTTCAATGCTGGATTTGTAAGTCCATTATTGAATATATTGTATATTGTTCTTGTGAAAGAATGATCTTTAAATCTAATTGCGAAATCAGTATCTGATATTTCTAAAAGTCTAACTAGTTCATCTTTTTGATTTGATTGTAATTTACCTTCAAAAATAACAGGTGTTCTATTAACTCCTAATTTATCAGCCCACTTGTTTAATACTTGTGGATCTCTAATTACTTTTTTAATTTGAGTTGGATCAGTAGGATTTAATATTTGAATGTGTGTTAAAATTAAGTGATTTTTTGGTAAAATATCATACTCAATATCTACAGTCTTGTTGTCAATCATGTAGTCAAATCCAAATTTCCAATCTACTGGCATTTCTTCAGTAACTTCTGGTAAAATAGTTTTAAAATAATTAATACCATTTTCATAGTATTTAACCATAGTTCTGTCTATTCTGTCCATTGCCGATTTAGAACCACTTTTAAAATATTCAAATCCTGTATTAGTTTTTCTAACGTGGAATGAAGATGCTTGTATTTTTTCTGATACAACACACGGTAACTCTATCATTGACAAGAAGTCATTGATGTTAGAAGATTCAAAGTATGTTCTTAAGTTTTGTAATGCCATTATCTTCCGTATTTTATGAAACCCATAAGCTGATTTACAGCAGCGAAAGTTCCTGTTAATTTATATGTATGACCTTTGTAAACAAATACTAAACCTTCTGTTGGTATAATTGATTCAATCCCACCAATTCTGTCTAGTCTTGCTAATTCTGCTTCAACTTTTGCAATTTGAGAAAGGTCTCCGTTTGCTTTAATTTTATCTGATTCTGATCTAAGTTCGTTGTGTAATCTTTGCATTTCTTCTGCAGGGTTTGCAGCAACAAAGTTACTTGCATTCTTTAAAATAATAGATCCAAGTTCCAAGAAAAGATCTTCGAATGGTCTAATGTTTTCTTTGTATTTCTTTTTAACGTCATCCTTATCAAATTTCTTAACAGCATCTGCTTGTTCTTTTGATAAGCCCATTTTTTCAAGATCTCTAATGTTAAGAGTTTTCTTATCATCATATGCCCATCTTAATAGTAAACCTTCTTTAATATCTTGAGTTGCATCTGGGAAAATTGAATCGATTTGATCTCTCCACCACATTTCATGGTATCTAGAAACCGCATCAGCATCTGTTAAACCATATGTGTCTCTAAGAGCATCGACTTTAGCTATGAACTTTGATTTGTTTTCATCAAAGTTAATATCTTTGGCTATCTTAATAACTTGTGGAGGAATTATAGAGAATGTCTTTTGAATATGAGCATCAACATCTTTTAATAAACCTGCAATTTTCTTTGCAGCTGAATTATCTTCTCCTGTAATATTACCTTCACCGTCTGTTATTTTTACACCATGAAATTGAATAACATCAACATCATAATGAATAACGTTAGGATTAAGAGAATAAATTAATTCCATATTCATGAAGTTTAATCCATTTGCGAATACTTCGTCTTGTACTTTTGTAGGTAACTTAATTAAAGATGCTGCTAAATCATCTGCTGCAAATTGAAAAGTATCTTGTACTAATTTACTAGGATGTCCTTCAAACTTTGTCTTAAAATCAGACAAAGACATAGGAGTTTTCATATCACCTTTATTTCTTGCGAATTTAACTTCACCATTTTGAATGGTTGCAAATACATTTTGACCGTCTGTTTTTTCAGTAGGCTCTTCTTCGAAATTAAGAGATCCACTAAGACCAGCATTAATCATTTCTTTGAAATCACCGAATGTCAATTCATTATTATCAAATGGATGTGACATATGACCTGCTGCACCACCTTCTAAGATCGGTGCATAGTCATCGTTGACGTGCAATTTCTCTGTTAAAAACTGTTCAAATGTATTATAAATCTTCATAAGATATGTATCTTGTTTAAATTGTTATGCTTCTTGTGCTATCATTGCTTGTGCAATGTTAACTGAAATGTAACCTTCTTTTTTGAAGAATTGTTGAGCTATTTTTTTAACTTTGTCAACTTGTGAACCTATAATTCTATTTTCAGCACCGTCAGCTTCATCGTTCCACTCAGCAACTGCTAATGAAAATGTATCTTCGAAATCTTTAGATTTTTCTGCAAATTCTTTATTTCCTTGTCCTGAAGTGTCAGTGTTATAATCTGCCCAATATTTAGTATCGATCGCTTCATAGATTTCAAATCCATTTTCTTTGATTGCTTTTTTAGCTTTACGTAATTCAATTGCATTCTTTGCTTTAACTATCATTTCTTCAGAGTCTAGTCCTGGTTGCGCAACTGCATCAACTCCAGCCTCTTTTAATATACGCTGAATGTAGTCAACATCGTCTTCATCTGTATTGTAATCAAAAGAAAATAAGAATGACGCAGCTTCGTTAGTAACTGATTCTCCAAGAGAACTTGTTAACATTCCAACCGCTGTACCGTAATCACCTTTTGATTTTGCTAGAATACCGTCTGCAACTTTTTTAGCTTTAGCCTCGTCGAACTCAGCACCGAATGCTTTTTTCAAAACAGTCATTGCGTATTCACTAAATTCTTCATCTGATTTAATTTCAGCCTCATTCATTACAGACTCAGCTACATTATTTTCCCACCAATCTTGAAGCTTTTCAAATTCTTTACGACCCATATTAGAAATCATATATTCAGTTATGTCATTGTCATAATCTTCAGCTTCATCTCTATAACCACCTGGTGTATCGATATAATCTTTACCCATTATTTTCTTAATTCTTGACTCTGGCATACCATCGATTTCTTCACAGAATTCTTCAAAGTCTTTCGTTGATTTAAACTTTTCAGCTTCATTAATGAAAGATTCGGTAAACATTCCATTGAATGCATTTAACATAGACTGACCTGCAGCCTCTTGTCCGATTTGTTCTAAGTATAGTGCAGTACCTTCAGCGATTCCAACTCCAGACCATCCAGCTGCTCCTGAAATATCAGTTACATATTGATCTAAAATTCTTTTAACTGTCGTTGCTCCGATTTTAATAAAATAGTTTCCTAATCCTGCCATTTTAACTTGGAAAGTTCCAATGTTACCTTTAATAGCGGCTGATGCAACTGGTCCTTCTTTATGAAAGTTAGCATCTGTCATTGCATTTTCTAATAGGTATTTAATACAACCTAATTTGCTGTCAATGTTCATTGCACCAAAATCAGTTAATTTTTTACCAAATAAGTTATTGTAAACTGTAAGTACTTTTTTAGCATCTCTTTTATACTGTACTTGAATTGCTTCATTTACTGAAACTGAAAGTGATTCAAAAGCTGGAACTAAACCAGTATTTGCGTAAGTATCAGCCATCATCCATTGTTTAGCATTTTCATCCCATAGATAAACATATTCTGCTGATTCTTCGTTTGATGTTTTTGTAAGATATTTCTTAATATCTGCTTCTGTAGCAGCTGATCCAGTCATATGACCTGGTTTTCCGTAAAAATTAATTTTATCAATAGAAGCTTCTAAACCTGAAAAACTACCTTTTTTAATTAACTCATCAACGTTTTTACCGTTTTTAAATCCTTTATTAAGATGTGGTAAAATGTTTTCAGGATATGAATCATATTGCATATACACTGAAGTGATATTACCTTTTTTATCAATTTTACCAATTTGACCTCTTGTACCTTCTTCGATTAATGAAACTGATTCATTAACTTCGGCACCTCTTAGTTTGGTAAAAAATGTTACTCTCTGCTCTTGTGTTAACTCTTTAATAGAAGTAACATTAAATTCAGCTAATAATGTTTTGAATGTTTCGGCTTCATTTTGTCTTTTGATAGTCTTGTCTTCTTCTACTTGTCTAGTCTGAGAAATTTTTGTCTCAGTCGAAAACTGATCAAATGATTTTAATTTTTGCATAATATCTTTTTTTATATTTAGTGTGTTATTATTTTATTATATATCTCCTTCAAAATCTACATTTTTTATATCGTATTTAAACTTCTGTTCTTTGTAGATACGTTGTCTCTCTTTGGCATGTCGCATTAAATAATTATCCCAGTCTGGTGATGAAAGATCATCTACAAAATCAATAATATTAACGAATTCCTTTGAGCTGTGTTGCCTTAAACCACGACCAATAGATTGTCTAATTATGACTTCCGATTTAAAAGATTCTGTAAAGAAGATGTTGTGAATTTTCTTAATCGAGATACCGGTTGAAAATGTACCGTACGATGCAACAATAACGACTTCTTCTCCGGCTTCCATTTTCTTTTTATGTTCCTCTCGAATATCTTGGTCAATTCCTCCATCAACATAGTAAACGGTTTTATCGCTTTCTCTGCGTAATTTATCATATATCTTTTTGCCGTGCTCGATACGATGGAATAAGACCAGACTATTACCGCGAACTCTGGAAATAATGCTAGTAATGAAGTTAAGGCGACCTGGCGAATTAATGACATAATTCTGTTCAAATTTAAAAACATCTTTGCTTTCATACCTGTTTTGTGACATCTCTCTAAACGCATCTTTGGTAGATTGCGGAGCGTAGTCCATTTTTATAATTTTTACTTTACAACCTGCAATATGACCTTCATTTTGCAAGTAATTTGCACTGATCTCAGTTATTAGAGGACCAGTATATGCCATTAGAGTTAATCTGTCTAGAGTGCCTTCCTTTGGTATAGTACCCGATAAACCATATTTGTAATCAGCATTTGCACACTTTTGTAATATGGTTTTAATAGATGCAGATTTTGCTTTATGTGTTTCATCTACAATAACTGCATCGAACTCTTCAAAATATGCTTTGTCTTTTTTAACAAGTGATTGATATGTTCCTATAATAACATTTCTACCTGGTCTTACTTTTTGACCTGCATAAATTTGCTGTACTTTTATATCTACAGCATTTCTATAATTATAATCTAGGAAATCCTCACTTGCTTGTACCACTAAAGAAACATTGGGTACTATAAAGAGAATCTTTTGTGCCTTTTGTTTTTCTAATAGGTATGCTACGGTTAAGAATGATATAAGTGTTTTACCAGCCGAAGTTGCTAATTCACTTAAACATCTTTTAAATTTTAAAATGTTGAATGCAGCTTCTATTTGATAATCTCTGGGAGTGATCTCAGATTTATCAAAGAATGCTAAAGCCCATTCATTAAATTTTTCTTGGTTAATATTCGTATCGAAAATATCTGTAATACCATTGAGTTTGAATTCAAACCCGTAGTCCTTACAAATACCCATGACTTCCCTCCACAGTCCAGAAGGAATCCACTTATCATCTTTTATATATGAAACGTAGCCATCCCATAGTCCCTTTTTAACCAAGGGATTGAAACGCCAAGACTCAATTCTCTTATTAAGAGATATGTTGAGTTGTTCTAATTCTAATTCAGATGCTACGTCAATACGAAGCAACTGTTTGTTTTCAGTTAAACTAAGCTCCACATTGTTAGAGCATTTTTGTTTACCGTTATAGATCTTTTAATGCAAGTCTATTACGGATGGCAAATCCCATGTTATCTAGAGTTTTTACCGAGTCTCTAAAAAATTCAACTTGATTTTCTAAGTGAGACAATATCATATTTTCATCGGCTAGATCAGTTTCGATAAACTTCTCTTTTTGCTTTTCACCGAGCTTGTAATCATATTCATAATATCTAATATAGGCTTCTCTATATCTGACATTAACTTTATTTCTTTGTTCTTTAATCTTCATATTTAAATATGATATTTGTTCGACCAAAGATTGTCTTGAAGAAAGTACCTCTGCGATAGTTCCTTCTAATTCATTTAAACGTCTAAGACTTTGTGCAAGTTCTTTGATGTTGTTAGTCCATTCTATTCGTTGGCTACTTAATTTTTTATCAAGCGCTAATATTACTTCTTTGCTCATATTTAAAATAATGATTTTTTGTTAGGATTAGGCTTAATAAATTTTGTAATAACTTGTTTCTTTTTAAATTTAGGTTCTGGCATTTTAATATCTGGAGAATTGACACTAAGATCTAATGGTGAGAAATCTATTAAGAGTTTCATACCTTTAAATCTATCACTGTCTTTTTGAAAGTCATCCAAATTATCTTCAACCATACTACTAATATCTGCTATACGTACCATAAATCTAATTGACTTGATGTAAAATATTGATCGATCTTTTTATGAGCATCGATTTTAAGCTCAAAACATTTCAATATTAAGTCATTTAGATCTTTAATATTATATGTATCCAGCTTATTTTCCTTAAGAAATTTAGACCACATAAATACGGATCTGCCTCTTTTAAGTTTTTCAGCCATTTTCTTTTTACATGTTGCATCATTATCGAACATATATCTAACAGTTGGTATCTCATCGAAATCTTCTGTTGATCTACCTGCAGTTGCAAGAGCTAATGAATTATTCATAAACTTTGCATCTAATGGTCCTTCAAATAATGTGATTGTTCTTTGAAAATTTAATTGCATAATACCAAACAAAGTTGATATTTTTGTAAGTGCATTTAACTCTTCATTGGTCATTTCTAACGGTTTACCCATTTCCTCATATAGTTTAGGTAGATCATACGTTAAGTATCTTTGACCATATCCTTTCATTCTACGAGTCTGAGCTCCTATAATTTTACCATCTGTACTAAAGTTTAGAATCCACAAACGATGTTCTTTCTCTGAATATAAAAAATCATCTACTCTATTATGTAGAAGTCTTGCTTTTAATTGAAACCAAATCCAGTCACCTGGAACTATTGGTTTTGCCCTAAAATGTTTTTTAAATTCATCAACCTCAATCGCAAGATTATGAACAGTTTCTAAAGCTTGGTGTTTTAGAACCGATTCAGGATTAACTTGTATTTTGTTTTGTTGAATATAATCGATAACTGCGAACGAGTCATCTGAATTATCCATCTTTACTTCGTGATCTTTTAGAAAAGTATAAACATTAGTATGATGGCTACAATTATAACAGTGATATTGTAGTGTATCCCAGAAAATGTTACCTCTTTTTTTGGTATCATCAGTATGAGAATCACCACAATAAGGACATGCAAGGGTTATTCGCCCATGCATGTCTTTAAGTAGTTTCTTATTAGGTTCAGGATGTTTTTGAGATACTACTTGTTTAAGTGAATATCTTATTTTATCCTTTAACTCTTCAGATAGGTTTATGTTAGATGTCGAGGTCATTCAAAAAAGAATCTAAGTCATCGTCATTTGATACATTTGATGTTGATTCTGTTTTTGCTTTCGCTGGAGCTTCCATTTCAGCTACAGAGCTTGTACTTTTAGTAGCTTTCTTAGGAGCACTTGAAGTCATCTCACCGATTGAATCACCTGGGTTTAAATACATTCTCAATACATCATTTACAAATGATCGAGTTTCTTCGTCCCATGCTTGATAATCGTAACTTTTTAATGAAGGAGCTGTGTCTAATTCTGCTTTGATAGTAGTCATCGTCTCTTTATTACGCTCTGCTGGTGCATCGCCCATAATGATAGCTGATTTACTAGCTGAGAATTTAGATTTGTCGTAGTTATTGAAGTCACCTTGACGTGTGATAATCAATTCAAAGTTCTTACCTTCGAAAAGGTCGAATACTTGTGTTGGTTCACCAAAGTCTGGTTTCAATTCTGCGTCGATTTTCTCTTTGATTTTGTAACCAAATTTGAAGACTTTGTATTGTCCTTCTAATTCTGGGTTTTGTGGATCTTTAATGATCTTGATCAAAGCATAATACTGTTGACGTCTTTTCAATTTCTCTGATGCCTTACGGTCAACAGCTGAATCTGATTTACGTAGTTTCCAAAATACATCTGCAATAGGACACTTTTCACCAATAGTAGATGGACTATCAACTAGTTTACCATCACCACTTGAATTTGTCATCCAGTGCACATATTTTTGAATTAGGGAATTACGAGGGTTTTCAGGGTTTGGAACAAATCGCACTAATGCTTTGTAAGTTCCGTCTTTACCATCGTCTGCGGTTGGTTTGTACACTTCGTTTGAAGAAGTACTTGTTGTTACTTGGTGCGTTTCTACGTCTTCTACACCTAAGTTAAAAATGTCAAATGAATCACTCATACCTTTAAATTGTTTAGTTTGTTTAAATTATTAAATTGTTTATCTTGAAATTGCTTTCAATACTTATAATCGTATACTCTAAAAAGTTTCAACTTCAGGAAAAGGAAATGTTAATATAGAATTTTCGTCTTCACTCCAACAAGTATCCGTAAGCTTAAGTAGCCCTGACTTGTGTAATAATGCTTCACGCTCTTCATTTGAGAGCTGACCATTTACAACCATTTTGTGTAGGATTGTGTTTAGTCGGATGAAATCGATTGTAACTAACTGTGCCATTTCTTTTGCCTTATGTTACTACTTTAATAGTATACTTATTATATATCTAAGTTTAGTTTTGTTTCATGGAGAACTATTTTTATTTTTTTTTAAATAAAATGAAACAGTTTTACGCAACTAGCATATAAAATATGTCTTTACGCCAGAGGAAAGATTAGGTGTTTGGGGTTGCAACGAACGCAACGAGAAAATAAGCATCGACTAGGTCGTCTAAAGGCTTCGGGATCTTCTTTCCAACTTCAAGGTCTTTAACGATTTTCCACAAAGGGCTTTTAGCCAAGATTGGGTCTTCGTTCACGTTTCGTTGAAAGCAATCAAACAATTGAAGCTTATTCATATTACCCTTACCAGCAAACTTCTTAATAGTGGTTGGAGCCACAGTTTTAATGTCATCGGGATTAAGAGTCTTTAAAAGTTTTAGTTTTAGGATTGCAGCACCTGCAGCCATGTCAATCATGTTGTTAGTTCCACCGTTAGAACCATAAGAAGTTCCTTCAAAGGCAATTATAAACCCATCACCATCAAAACTATTTTGTAAGACAAGGTTTATTATGTCATCTGCCATTTTATCATAACGCTTAACTTTGAGAAGTTCTGCACTTGAAAATGATTCGGTGTTTGTAAAGTCAGGTTGATTAATAAGAGTAACATCACTTAAAAGAGATAACTCTTCTTGAAGTTTTTGTTCTGCTTTAGTGCCTGTACCAGGCTTCATGTAACTAATAAAATGATATTTCTTACTCTTATCATTGTATATGCAAATTCCTGGGGAATTCAAAGAAAAGTCTACTGCTAAAAAATTCATTTATATTCTATTACCAAGACTTGCACCTAAAGCGGCACCAACTAGTCTTGAGGTTAATAAATCATAGAAAATACCCTTTTCGATACCAAGTACTTTAGCTATCATCATACCTACTGATTTACCTAAAGCAAATCCAGTAATTCCACCAATAATAGAACCAAAGAAACCTTCATTTGTAATTTCTTCATTAAGTTTTTCAATATCATATGTACCATCGGGTCTTTGATATTCTAAAGCAAATGATTCCAAAGCCGCGTTGATTTTAGCTTCTAATTCTGGGGTCCACTCTTCTTGTAAACCTTCATTAATAAGTTTCATCTCTTTTTCAGTAGCTGAGTTTTCAAGCAAGTAAGTATTAAATGTTTTCATATGTTATATATCTGATATTTATTCGACCTCTAATCTGAGGTTTAGTTTATTATAGAAGAACGTAACTTCAAATGTGCTAAAAGATGCAGTGTTCTCTGCAAAATTCAAACTTAATTCATTAATAGAATTCATAATACAATCAGTGAATTCCATATATGCAACAGATGCACCTTCGGCATCAAGTATTCTCAAATTTAATGGATCAATATAAGCTTGTTTAGTTGATCGTGCATAATAATACAATAGAGTATCCATCATAATCCAGTAATTAATAAAACCGTCTAGCAACTGCATAGTCACTGTAAATTCTCTATTAATTGTATTTTGAATTGGCATTGCACCTCTATGGTATCTCTTAGTTCCATCATTATCTTCTTGTGTAACTGGATCAAATGAAATTCCAGGAATATTAATACCTTGAATACTATAATTTACAAAATCAACAGGTTCTGATAATAAACCACCAGGAACCTTGTTAAGATATTTTTTATACTTATCTGATACTTCAGCAGGTATAAATCCTCTGGGAAATCTAAAATCAAAACCATTATTTCTACTATTAAGAACCATAATTAAATCATAAATTTACCAGACAAAATCATATTTTCGTCTATTCCGTTATTAACACTAATATAAAATGTATTGTTTTTCATACCTCTTATAGTATTTGCATTAGCTTCACTAATTTTAAATAGTAATTCACCTTCACCCATATTAATGTCTTTATTAGAAACATGATTGAATTTTAGTTTTTGATTTCCATCACTGAATGTCATTACAACATTTTCAGTATTAGCAAAAGATATAAATTCTATATCGTCTTCTTTTCTTTTGGCAACAACGAATTTGTAATAAGATGTAAAAGGTGGAACTTTAATAAGTAATTCGCCTTCAGTTTTAAAACTAGAAGTATCAACTTCATTAATATTTTGTGTCATTATGTTTTCATTACTAGTATCGAATCTAACAGTGGCACTAGTAGCAATTACATTATGTCTCTCTACAAATGCAGGTACATATTTAACACTTCTTGGTAAATTATCAGTAAATATACCAGCAATAATTTTATTAGATGCTAATTGAGGCAACACATTATAAACTTCAGTTAATTGATTTGGTGAATCAATTTTAAGTTTTTGTAATCTTTTACCATATTTTGCAGCTTGATCAATTGACAAACTTGCACGTTTTACAATCTGTGTATTATCAGTTTGATTCCATATTCTCATAGTTACATCAATTGAGAAACTAGAAGCTATATTACTATTAATAATAACAGGTCTAAAAACAATCGGTGTATTAAAATCTTCGTACTGTGTATAAGTTGTTTGGAATGTTTTAACTTCTGAAGTTCCTATACTTTCAAAAACATCAACGTCAAACATTACAATAATATCATCAGATGTTTTAGTGATTTGATTTAGAATATAAGCTTCGAATGCTCCAATTGAATTGTCCTTTTCACCATATATTCTAAAATAATCTCCATCAGTTGCATCTTCAACCACTACTGTAAAATCTTGAAACTCGTCTTCTCTCGAAATAGTAAACTTATTTTCTTCTGCGGTTGTAAAATAATCAAAACCATTAAAAGTTTCTAGATTATTTATTAACTTAAATGTAAGTTCATAGTTTGCACTAGGATGTAAATCACTAGAATCTAATGTACCATCTCCATAAAATAAATCGTTAAACTCACTATTCTGATTTATTAATGTAGGTATTTTTATATCAATAAATTTACTATATAAAGTCTCTCCTAAAATGAATGGCTTAGGGTTTGCATATTCATAATTACTAGTATTTAAATAAACTAATTGCGTTAAGTAATTTCTTATACCTGTTTCTCTTTTTGCAGCTACTTGAAATAAGAATCCTTCATAACCTCTTGCAGAAAAACTATAACCACTTCTTAAGTGTAGTCTAATACTATCGTATTTTATAAAATTAATATTAGCAGTAGCATCAGTTTGGTAATTTAAAAGATCTGTCTCATTTCCTCCAGCCCAATCTACATTATTATTAATATAATTATGCATCTCATAATCTCCAGTAGAATCATATCCTAATAAAGCATATTTAGTTGCAGTAGCATCGGTCTGTACAGCGTGGTATCTACCGATAGTTTGATTAATATCATTTCCTGTATTTTCATCAGGATTTGCAAATAAAGGATTAGCTCTTGCGTCAACGATTATCTTTCCACCCTTTAAACCTTCATATGAATAATCAACTGTACCGTTTTGTGTAGGAGTAAATTGACCAATTTCAGTTGCACTAGAATATGAATAAATTCCAAGTGTACCACTTATGGCAAATAAACTAGGATTTACTAATTGACTTAAATTAAATTTGTAGGTTTTACCGTTTTGTAGTAAAAGAGTTCTAGCTGCAAAATTTTCAACTGACAAATAACCATTGGTTTCTGTAACATCAAAGTTTACAACAGCACTACCTAACTCACTAATCAAATGTCTTTGACTGAAAGGATCACCCTTAATTGTATCTAAGAATTTTACCTCGCTACCATTTTCATCAACCTCTATTTGGTATTTAGAAGGATTACTTTGATCGTGGTAAATAAACTCTAATAAAATGTCTGAGTCTAAGTAAAAATATCTTGATGATTGTGCCATTATTTATATTATTTTAAAATCTTAACCACTTTGGTGAGTAGTAGAGTCCAAGGCCTATTGATGGACCAGTACTTATTATTTGATTATTATTTAAATTTATTCCATATCCTAAACCAATACCGATTGCAAAACCACCTTTTTTAACAGGCTTTTGATTTAATTTAGTATTAATTAGGTTTATATTTTCTATATTGTCAAACGTTAAACCAGGGTAAGAAGTTGAAATTTTTAATTGATCAGCTCCATCAACATTTTCTATAGCAGCCATTAAATTAATCTTATGGTTTATAGAGAATGTAGCATCACTGTATTTAAAATCTGTACCATTTTTTGTGATTAGCATTTCTCCTGAAAGATCTCTAGAATTACCTTTTCCAAAATCATCAAATTTACTAAACTTAATCTTAGTATTTATCGAGTCTATTTTAGTAGTACTAGTACCAGCTACAAACGTGTCTTTTATTTTTAAATCAGCAGTCAATAAAGTATTCACCTTATTTAAATTTCTATTTAAATTTAAAGCATCTTTATATTTTTCAATTAGTTCTTTTTGATCTCCCTTTAAATCATTAAGATCAAATTCATAACTTCTTTTTTCAGCAATCAAATTACCATTCTTAGCAACTACAATTCTTACTGAATCTTTAGAAGCCAAATAATTATTAAAGTTTCTTTGAGAATCTTTTTCAGTCATCTCAACTTTAGCTTTTAAATTGTCTATTTGATTGCACTGTTTTAAAAACAATAAAACAAAAAGAGCACCGGCTACAAAAATAACCAGGCTCTTATTTGAAAAAAATTGTTTTATGTTTTCTTTAATTTCCATTTGTTTAAAATTTATTATCTTATTGTTTCGCCAGTACCACCACCGGAACCGTCATCAAAACCCTTTTCCAGTTCGTTTACTAAGTTATGTACTAATATACCATTTGCAAAGTAAACATCTTCAGTTTCTACATTAAAACTCCAAGTTGAGAATGGAACTTCTGTTTCTATAAATGACTTAGCACTAATTAAAATCCATTGATTATTTTCGTTTAACATAGATTCACCTATAGAAGCATCTCTAGCTATTTTCCAAGAAACTACATTGTTTATATCTTTGATCAATATAGGATGTTCGTACGTTATCTTAAGAGCTCCATTATTAAAGTCATAGTAAGATGTATATGTATCAGCCATCACTTTGATTACTTGAACCGATGTAAATTCACCTATAAAGTTATCTATATGAGAAGACCAATTTTTATATGCTTCTTCATCATAATTATATCCATCTACATTAAATGATAATAATTGATCGCCTACTTGAATGTTTTCAACAGCCTTAGTTTCACCAGTTGCCATCGTAATCATTTCTCCAGCAATGTGACATCCACCGCCTCCACCGCCTCCACCGCCAGTATATGGTGGTGTTGTTGGACTAGGCATTGCTGTTGCTGTTGGCGATACAAATCTAATTCCACCATCTGCCTGAATTATATAGCCAGGAATAGAAGCTGTTACACTACTACTTAATGGATGTGCAATTTTAAAGTCTGGTGACATTGAAAAACTAGAAGGTGGATCACCAGCTGACATTAAACTATACAATCTAATTGTACCAACACCACCAGTAGGTCCTGATCTATTAGTCCAACTTATTCTACTATCTTTTTCTACCAATGTAGGCGGAGTTGTAGCACCTGTAATATTATAAACTAAATCAACATAAGAACCTGCTCCATTATTAAAATCATCAATTGTATAACTGGAGTCAACAAAAGATAGAGCGTAACCTGCACCCGCTGGTGAAGTTGCCGTTGGCGTTGGTGGAATTGGTGTTGCAGTTGGCACAATTGGTGTTGCAGTTGGTCCAGCACCTGAACCCGAAGTTGGTGTTGGTGTTGGTGTTGCACTCGCACCGTTTTGAGAAACTGCAATTGTGTCAACCGTAGTTGTATTAGCATGTCTAACTGTCAGTGTAGCATTTCTAGCTACGCCGCTATTAGCTGCAAGTGTTATAGTCCAATCATTAGATGTACCTATTCTAGTAATAGTGATCCAACTCGGTGGGGTATCCCAAGAGTAACTAGTACTCAATGGTGTTATATTTACCGTTCTTATGTAATCGTTAGCTGCCATTATTTATGTTTTTATATTTATTTTAATTTTATTTTAGTTTAATATTATGAAGGTGATCCACCTCCACCTCCACCGCAATCTGGATATGTGAATTGATATACATTAGATATAACATCAGTTAAACCACTTCTAGTTTCAACAACTCTAAAGTAATATGTATTACCACATGCACCAAAAATATTTACTGAACGAGGTGATGAACATCCCGATGTAGCACCTGTCCACGGTCCAGTTGGATTAGAACCATATTGAACTGTAACTGCCGAGCAATTAACAGTATCACTTAAGTTGAAAACAACGCTAGCAGTATCATCAACAACATGTACCACATTAGTTATTGTTGCAGTTGCAGCTGGGATAGGGGTTGCAGTCGGAGCTGGAACTGGTGTAGCAGTTGGCACAACTGGTGTTGCAGTTGGCGTTGCAGCACTTACTAATGATATATTCCAAACTACCATAACATTCGAATCTAACGGATGTTTAACTGTTACGTTCCAAGTTTTACCAACAACATCAACGCTTGTCACAACTTTTATTCTATTACTAGAAGGTTCAGGAGTGATAGTTAATCCAGGAGTATTAACAAATACGTTAGAAGATCCTGGATCAGATGATGTAGGTGCAATTGTATAATTTAAATACAGCGTTGTTGGAATATTATAAGTTGCTGTAAGTGAAGTAGATCCAACTGCACTTAATGTTGCGCTTACTGCAGAATATGGTGATCCATCAGCATTAGCATTTATATCTCCACCTGTAATTTCAATTGTATCAGTTGCTGGAGATCCATCAGCATTAGCATTTATATCTCCACCCGAAATACCGATGCTGTCACCAACAGGTGTTCCACAATCAGTACATAATTCTCTCCATTCAGGAGTTCCACCATTATTATAATAAGCTTCAACAATATCTAAATCGGTATTAAATCTAATCATGCCTAATTGAGGTACAGAAGGTCTTTGACCTGTAGTACCAGCAGGCAATCTTAAATAACCCTTAAATTCAGCATTCATGTCTACATCTAAAATTCCAAAACCAGTGCTACTGAGTTTGATATTTGTATTACCAATTGACTTTAAATTCATTCCAACACCACTGGCTGAAAATGCATAATTATTTGCTAGGAATGTAATTTTATCTGTAGTAGCTCCAAACTCTATATTTGAACTACCAAATGCATTTTGCCAATTAAATTTAGAAAATATACCATCAGCATTACTTGTCATTACAAGCGCTTTATCGATAGCATGATATAATTTAATATAATTTTCAAAGGTAGTATCTTTGGCAATTGATAATCTAGCATTAGTAGAAATATCACCATCAGTTACATCTTCAACAAAATCATCATCACCTAACCAAATAATAGGCATATTTGAATCTGATCCAATTTTAGGTTTTAAAATACTAACTTCATTTTGACCATCATTATTTGTATCGACATTAACTTTGTACCATGGACTATCAGTAGCTCCGGAAACACCTTTTAAACCAATAGGTCCTGTTTCACCTTTTTGACCTTTTTGACCAGTAGTTCCTTGTAGACCTTGATCACCTTTTTGACCTTTTGGTCCAATTGGCCCACCACCATTCGCTAAAATTTGATCAAAGTTATAATTGATTTTCTCAAACTTTATAGAGTCCGAATCGCTTGGGTGTAATATCTCTTGAATGTTAATTGCCATTTTATGACTTTATTTTTATCATAGGTTTAATGTCGTAAGAATATCCTAATCTTTTATTATATATCAACCTAAAATTCATAGGCGTTTGCTTATGAGGTTTATAAGTGAAATTATTATCAGGGGAAAATCCTCCATCACCAATTAAATTAATATCATTAGAACTAACTATACTTGATGCAGCCCCTTTGAATCTTTTAGTGTACAGTTTTACAGAATCAACAACAAACTGTTCGATGATATTTTTACTTATATAAAAATCAGCATCATCAGACAATGTTGTTTTATCACCTGCTGAATTTTGAACACTTACATAGTTTTGAATTCCAGTTAATACTCCGTCTTCTTTTAATAATCTAGTAGTAATATCAGTAATATAAAAATCAGCAACAATTTCATTCTCATCTTCGAACATTAACACTTCTGCCTCATTTATAGAGTTACTTAATATTTCATCTAACTTTTCTTTGCTATTTATAGACTGATATTTAAACGAAATAAGATCGTAATTATCTTTAACCTTCATTACTGTAGATGCAAGATAAGATCTTTCTTCAGTGTTATCTAATGTTCCAGGAATGTCTTCTGATTTTCCACCAGAAAAAGCTCTTGTATAATAACCAGCATCCCATGAAGATCTAAATACGTTTACATCTTTTTTAGAAATAGCAACTTCATCAATTAATGGGTACAACGGAAGTTTATCAGATGACTCCGAAAGCTTTGTAATACCAGTTGGATTTATTTCATTAACCTTGTGATAAAAATGGTTTTTAATAACACCGAAATATTTATCATGCGTACCATCATCTTGTATAAATCCTACATTAAATGCAGTACCGCATCTATTATATCTTTCATAATATGATTTAGCCGTAGTTAATTCATATCCATCAGTTAACGAATGCCTATATAATATAGGCTCTAATCCAGTTTCTCTTTGATCTGCACTCGCCTGAATTCTATTAGATTTAAAATGAGTGTACATATCGGTAAATGTTATCACTGGTGTAAAATCAACAGTGTATGCACCATTATGTCTAACTAAGAATGGATAGTATGACGCCTCATCAGATCTAACAAGATTATAACCAATAATACCTTTAAATAATTTATAACTTTTAGGTTTATCGTTATCTTCCTCAATAGAAATAGTTGCGTATTTAATTATTTCATTACCATCATCGAAGTTGACAGTAAATCTATTATTATTTACAGTTCCATCTTCTTCAACTGTAGTATATGTAACACTATCATCATTTAAATTAATCATATCAGCAACCTTGTTTATAGATATTTTCTCTAAAAGAGTCTTGTGAATATGACCACCTCCATTTGTGTAATAATACTTAATTTTTCTTTGAGTATAATTAGGCAAATATGTAACATCTAATATATCATTTGGATCATTAACATTAACTGGCTTTGAAACAACAAACATAGTGTTAGTATCTTGAATTGAATAAATTGAAAATTTATACATTGTATTACCAGGAGTTTCCGGATAAATGTCCATTAATACTTCTCCAAATAATCCATTTTCACCTATTAAAATATCATTCTCAAAATTAGGAACAGATCCATCAAAATGATTAATACCTTCAACAACAAATGGTGTACTTCCAGTAAAATCCGCAGTATTCCAACTTAATGCACCACTAAAAGAAGTGTTAGCATAATTATAGTCTTCTATTGTATGATCGTATACTATTTTATGGTTTAATTCATAAAGTAGTTTTCTATTCATATTTCCCTTAATCCAATAATCACTTATGTTTAAGTTAATAAAGAATATTACAAATTTAAATTTCTTATTTTGAATTACTTCAAAATCAACACTATTAGTTTTCACATCAGTATTAGTCTTCAATAAAATACTAAATTTGTATCCATTAAATTCACTTGTAGGTACAAAGTCTAATGCAACTTTTTCTGTAAATTCTTTTCTATTTTTAAGAACAACTTTTAATCCCTTAAATATAGTACTAGCAAAAGCACTAGTATCACCGCCGTCGATTAATGTATATTTTTTCTTTAGATTTGTTTTAAAGAAAGTATTGTTTACATCATCTGGATTTAAATAGCTTCTAGTGAATTCACCAAACTTATTATAAATACTCGTTATATCATTTGCATCCAGGTTCTTTTCAAAACCTTCGGTTATCATGAACTTATCAAAATAATTGTTCTTAGTGCTCTTAAATAAATCAGCAGTTAATTCAAAGTCTTCAATAAAATTAACATATGAAAACGTATCATTTAATTCGTCATATCTTAAATACTTTGGTTTTTTATCCATATAAAACCATTCATGAGTCATATCATTTCTATTACGTTTAGTAGCACCTAAATCTGGTGAGAAATTAGTTCTACCAAAAGCCTCATTAGTATTTAAATAATAAGGTTGATCTCTTACCGTCAATGAATCTTTTAAAACCCACTTATTAATATTAGGAACCACTCTTGAGTTTATAGCAAATTCTTTAAGTTCGTTTTCTTTTAATCTATCAAACTCACTTGTAATATTCTGACCAGCTATTTCTACTACAGTTTCTTCCGATAATATTTCAGAAAGATTTGAGAAATAGTTTATAGGATCTAATGCAAAACTATCATCAAATATATCATTAGCATCTAACTTAGTATTAAATTCACCAGTAATAGGATCAATTTTTGCTATAGCATTTTCATATGGTTCGTAATTTAAGTTAGTTCTAGTTTCATAATCTAGTTCTTTTAGATCAGAATTAGAAGTATCGTAAAAATCAAAATTCATGTCATATATGTCATACGCTGAGAATAGTCCAATTTTAACTATGTTTTCATTAAATACTCTAGCTTCACCGTCAGGTGTATCTGACTTTAATTGCATTATTAATTTAGATCTAGTAGAATTAGGAACAGTTATATCTTCAACAATATCCAACACTCTATTAAATTCATTGGCATGTCTAGTTTCTAGATAATCTCCTATAGAAATTTCGCTAATAGTCGTATTGTTAATAAAGATGGATTTGCCAGTAGAATTACCACCAGTTAAATAATATGCATCCCACTTAAACAATACTGTATTAGCTCCATCTCTTAATTTTAGAATATTATCAGTATCTCTATTGTTAACTTTTACAAAATCAATAACATTTGATTTATTAACCAAAACTGTATATTGCAATAATTTATAACCTGGAATTCTAGACTTAATCCAAATATCAGATCCAATATTAAATGCATCTAATGCACTATCATCAGCATGTATAGCACTTGCTAAAGCAGAAGCAATATCACCTAATTTACCTTGACTAGAAAAGAATTTTCCACTATATGTTCCTTTCGGTAAAGTATAATTAGCAGAATATGTTCTGTTTTGAATATTTATGTTTGTTTGAATTTGATCAACTCTTATGATAGAACTAATTGCTCCAGAAACATACATGTTAAGATCACCTAAATTTGTTTTTATCTCAGTAATAACAAATGATTTTTTAACTGCATCAATATTTAATTCTAATATCGGATTAGTTGGATTATTTAAAAAAGTAAAATTGTTCCAAGCGTTTAACATATTAAGTATTGTTAAATTGAAAGTAGAACCAGTAGTAAACGTAAATTGATATGGTCCAGTAGAATCTTCAATATTAATGCTAATATTTTCACCTGGTGTATGTTTTACAAATGTAAACTTGTAAGATTCTTCTCTTGAACTTACAACAGCAATTGCATCGCTACTATCTGGGACATCTATGATTGACATTTTAACAAAGTCATAACCTCTTTCATCGGTCTTGATTAAATCAACCGATCTTCCAGTGTTAGATATTCCAATCGTGCTCGGTATATTTCCAGTAGTATCATCTATTTTAACTTCTAATTGTTTAGGATCATAAAGTCCTGAATTAGAAATCTTATAGTAAATATCGTTTATTGACACGTAACCTAATGTAGGCGAAGTAGACATTTGTTTATGTGATGGAATTGCAGTAATAGGATTATTAGCATCAACATAAGAAGTAACATTACTAAACTTAATAATATTATTATCTATAGAATTTATTTCACCTATTCCAGAATCAATTGCATCAACATATAATCCAAAGTATCTGTTAACGCTATAGTCACTTGAACTTTCATCGTCAAACAAAAACTCTAAGTTTAACAAGTTAGCACATAACATACCATTTCTTCTAAAACCATCTGTGATAAAATCATTGGCTTCAATAAGAGGTTTGTCAGCTTCAACATAATCTTTGTAAATGTATTCACCTTTACTAGTTAATTCACCAGACTTAATATCAATACCATTAAAACTAGTCATGTCATTTTTACCAAACGAAACAGTAATTGGTGCCTTTGGAAAAGTTTCTTGTTGTACATGATTTCTAATGTACTTACCTAAATCTGATTTTTTAGATAGATCAAATGTTTTAACTATTTCAGCATTTTTTAATATCTCTTGAATTCTTGAAACGTTATCAGTACTAACTGTCGCAGCATCGATACCTGTTGGATTTTTAACTTTAAAAATTACAAAATTATCTGGCATATTATTGTCAGCCCATATAGGTGCAAAAATTCTATAATTTTCATCATAGTTTTTAGAATAATTATATGTTGTACCATATTGGTATTCCTCTTCTATTTGTTTATCATAAGAACCTAATACTGTTAAATCAGATTCAGATCTTTTTGTTAAATAAATCAAATCAGAAGGTGTTCCAGTATTTTTAAAGAAATTCGCAACATCATTTGCATAGTTACCATTAGGATTAACTACATTCTTTTTATATTTTATAGCGGCCAATTCTTTAGAAGCATTAATACTTTCTAAATAAACAGAACCATTTGAACTTGTAACAATTTTAATATTACCCGATAATTTTGGATTAGTTCTCAATAATGGTTTTGTAACATTATCTAATTGATAATTAGTTTGAGTCCTAAAATTAGGACCCGCTTTAATAGTTTCATAATCAGCTATTAATGGAAACGTATAAGTTTCTAATACTAAACCAGTAACATTAGAAATACATGGTTTTGTATCTCCGTATACTTGTATAATAGCTTCACTTCCTAAACCAATTTGCGTTCCACTTGAAACAACTGGGCGCTTTTGTGGAACTGGTGAAGGTATTAAATTTGCGACATACAGCGCTTGTGTTTCTTCTGCAATTGCAGCCAACAATAAAGATTTAGCTTCATCAATGTCTTCAGCAATAATTTTAAAGCTGTATTCTAAACAGCTATCGAAGCTGCTGGAAGATATGACGTTTCCAAACGATAAAGTATCTACAAAATCTTTTATATAACTACCTGAATCTCCAGGATAATTAGTATGCAATCCATCTATGATGTATATAGGCCAAAATAAAGTCTCAACATTATTACCAGCTTGAGGTCCTTCAATTTCAGGAGTACATGAATAAAATCCGTAAAATACATTTTCTATATTTCCATTAGTGATGAACTCATTTGTAACTATTTCAGGTTTGATGTAATCTTCACACTCACCATATGTAGATATAGCACCACCTGATACCAATAATTTATTATTATTATAACCGTACCATTTAAAATTAACTCCATCACCTAGATTTTCCCAAATTAAATATCCGGTGTTATCTTCAAATATATTAGATTCAAATAAATCATCAGGATCTTCTACCGTAGCGCCAATACTAGATTTATAAATAGGTGTATTTGATTTGGCTAGCTCCAATAAACCACTAAACGGTCGCATACCTTCTTGTCTAACATAAAATAAAGAGGTTGAACTTGCAGTTCCAGCACAAAACTGATTTATAGTAGGATCTGATAAATTAGTTTTATAAATAGAAGTTAATTCAAAAGTCTCGTTAGGAAGTAATATACCACATAGCCATTCAAAATCATCTGAAGAGGGTCTTGATTTACCCCATGTATTTGTAGTAGATCGTTTATAGTAAACACTGGTCGAATTTAAAGCACTGTAAATTCCGCTATCTATTTGACCAAGTTGACTGCCTGTACTTGTATATAAATTAGAATAATATTCGCTACTAAAAAGAGGTATGTCGTAATTAACTAAGTCACTTAAAGTTTTAGACACACTACCTTCATACCATAGCGTTACGTATTGATAATCACCCGAACAATAATCTCTGGAATTTGTAGCATACTTAACATTTACAGAAGACGATGTAGACGTAATACCACATGGAGTAATGCTGATAATTTCACCAGAAAGATCTATTCCTAAAATTACAGATGCAGAGCTATCAGACACCGGTACTAAATTTATAATAGAACTGGCTGGAACCACTTTGTTAACTAGACTTTCATCGTAATAAATAGAATCACCTGGAATTGCAGGTATTGCAGGTGTACCCGGTGTAGCAGGTACCTCATTAATACGAGCTACTAATTGTGATACGTTATTTGCCTGAGAAGTAGAACCATACGCTAAATTATTTTTAGCAGCAAAACATATTGAATCTGGATCATTTCCAAACGATCCAATATTCATCTGAAACCTAGGCGTTGACATAATACTAAACGCAACCGTAAATGGTACAGATTGTCCACCCTTTGAATCAGTAGCTCTTATAGTCCAACTATCATTACCAAATATACCCAAATTAGGTGTATATTTTACACTTATGGTATTTCCAGTTTGACCATTTATTGTTATAGCACCTTTTATAGGACTAGTTATAGTAGATAAAGTTACAGTGTCTCCGTCTGAATCGGTAACAGATATATTAAAATTAGAAAAACTATTTTGCGTTACATATATTGTACCCGGATTTACGATCACAGGAACTGCATTTGCAGGATTAATTGTTATAGTAGCAGATGGAGAAGTTTGATTATTTCCATCTTTTACTGTAAATGTGAATGAATCAGATCCAATTGTAGATGCTGTATGCACATATGAATATACTGCCGAACCAGCAACACCGACTCTAGTCAATGTACCTTTAGTAGGTTGGTCAACAATAGTATAAAATAAATTAGTAGTCTGATCATCTAGACCTGTCAATGTAATAGTCAATGTTCCATTCCAAGAAACACCATATGCAGCACTTATCGCAATCGGTACACTATCAGGTGTAGGACTTGGCGTTGGTGGAATTGGTGTAGCCGTCGGTACAACAGTAGGAACTGGTGTAGCCGTTGGTGGAATTTCAGTAGCTGTTGGTGGAAGTGGTGTTGCAGTAACTATTGGTGTTGCAGTAACTATTGGTGTTGCAGTAACTACTGGAGTTGGCGCTGCACATACAGCCATATCAGTTATTTTACCATTGCTATCAACTTGAATAGTCTCTGTACCAATCGCTTTATAATACCAAGTATCACCACCATTAAATACCAATAACATGGCAATATCTGTATATAAAATAACATTTATTCCAAATGTTGGAAATGTAGTGTCATTATAATATAATGTTAGGGTGCCACTCGCAGCAGGTCCATTAGTACATGCTAAAACACTAGTTGCGTATGGAATTGTCTTAATTGAAATTGATGCCATTTATATAAATCTTTTATTAAACAGAGTTCCTGTCTCTGTTATATATCTAAGATTTATTAGTTAGCATTAGGCAAATCTAGTCAACTTAGCGGCTCTAATTGAATTTAGATTTTTACCAGCTGGACTGTACTTAGCAAATACTTCAATATCAAACGAAAATTGTTGATCGTATTTATCAAATATGTCTAATCCAATTTTCTTAGTATATGTTAAATTAGGGAATGTTAATTTAGCTTGACCTCCAACTCTACCAATATCACTAGATGAATCATTACCAAAATAATCAGTCATTCTATATTGGAACATGATGTCAACCGAAAGCGATTTAGAAGTGTCTAGTGTACCAACTGCAGATTTAATTTCTTTTCTACTTTGTTTAGCATCACCTTCTACTCTTAATGTGTTTAAATTAATTGGCGATAAAAATAAGAAAGCTCCACAAGAACGACCACCTAAAAGATATTGATCATTTGCATCGAAAGACATTTTAAATGTTCTATCACCAGCTGCAATTAAACCAGATGTTTTTTGGAATGCTAATTGTTTAGTAGACTGAATTGAATCAATCGCTGAAACTGCAAATGAGTTTCCGATTAAATTATTTATACCGCTATATATAAATGAAGTTCCAGTTGCATAGGTTGCAGTAATAGGCATTGTATAAATAGCATTATTTACTATAGCCTGAACGTTACTTCGTTGTTCAGTATCAGTAACTGCAGCATCGTTTGTTGCAATACTTTGTAAATCTGTATATAAGTTTTGTAAATCTGGATGATCCTTATGGATGTATAAACCATTATTATAATTTGCAGCACCTATAGTAGATACACTACATACATCTATTTTATCTTTAGTAAAATCTCCAGATATATTTCCAGTGACACCCGTATCACCTTTACCGAATGTTCCAGTCCATATAAAATCAACAGAATTACCACTTCCATTTGGATCAATTAATTGAATTCCAGCAGCAGTTCCTTGAAATGTTGCATAACTAAGAGGATACTCATAATTTGTTAAATTTGGAAGTGCACCAGACAATAAAGATTCCGTCACGTATAATGGATTTTGATTAGCAATATCCATAAATCTAGAGTAAACAAATTGTCCACGTCTTTGTGCAGATTGATATGGTGCTTCAGCTAATAATGCATATGATGTTATTGATGTTGCATCGATGTTTTGATATTGAATTGGTACTAAATCATATTTACCCTCAGATGTATAATAATTATCTGAACTAATTTTATTATCAGTATCTGCAATTCCGCTATCATTTAATCTTACACCAAAACCACTATCTGCAATTGCAGATCCTGCTGAAGTAGATCTATATGCTGGCAAATTTCTATCACCAACTAATCTTGAAACTAATTCTAATTTAGTAGCCTTTGTATTTTCTAATAAAAGTTTAAATGTTTTAGTAACAATGTGA